CGTTTCCATCTGAAAAACAAGAAATTAAAAAAACTCCGCTAGGTTTTTCCACTTCCGTAATTGTTTTAACACTAACTTCTGTTTTCATATCAAATAGTAGTTAGGACAGAACTTGAATATGAATAATCAAGTTCATTGGGATAATAAAACTCAGAAAGTATTCCGCCATTATCTTCTATTATATTCCCATCTAAATCACGTAATATAAACCCTCTAACCCGTGGTAATTGATATTTAGGTACATTTATATCAGAATGAGGAGAAAAGTGCGTATCAGGCACGTATCTAACTCCTTCGACCTGTTTAGCCGCAAAGAATAAATTTTCCCATTCAACTTTATCTCCATATTGCCAAAATCTATAATCAAACAATTTTGACATTTGTATTTGTATTTCTCTTCTAACTTTATCTTGATCATAAGACGGATCAATATCTACTCTAAATTCAATATCTACAGTTAACCAATTTACATTATTAAGTTTTAAAGAAAAATCTGTTGAAGTTTTTAACAATTCTGATAAAGATAAATATTCTTCAGAATTACTTAATATTTCATTAAATTCATCGTCGCTGAAATCTTGACCATTTACAGATACTATAATCAAATTAAGTTTTCCATCCGAATCAATACCGCCCTTGTAAACATTCAAAACGTTATTATTTATTTTCATAAAAACTTGTTCAAGATACGATATTGTAGTTCTTGATAACTGATTTATATTATCTTTTATTCTTTGTCTAAACAAATCATCATCTTCGTTATCTCTTCCTCCATCGGCTTTATATTCATTAGTACAAGCAATATGTCCCGTAGGTATTGGAGTTACTTTATTTATAGATAACGGATCAATATTAGTAGAAAGCCCCGTTTGACTACATCTAACTTTCGCATAAACATATCCATTTATTCCTATAACTACATCTTCTTCTAAAGAAAATGAAACTCCTGATGTACTTAAAAAAGTATTTGTATCTTTTAAATAAGTAGTTCCTTCATCACCTACCAAACGTAAATAAGTTGAACTTGCAGTTTCTCCGAACCTAGCCGCTACTCCTCTTATTACCGCTAAATCATCTAAATATGTACCATATGCAGTATCTGGAAATATATGTCCTTCTACAATAGATTGATTCACTAAACATTTTTGTCCCACTTTAGCGGCTCCAAATGCTATACCATTTAAAACTGAATCATCTCCGACGTCATTTACTTTATCAGTTTTATTGAGGAAAATTTCTAAGAACATTTGTTTTAGTTCTTGAATAGATGTTATCTTTGTTATCATATTGCTATTTTTTTCTCGGTTTTATAATCATACTTTGTTTTTATCTGAACTGTTATATTCATACTTCCATTCGAATATGAAAAATCTATCACATTTGCATATTCGAATAAATCGTTTTGAATAAAATTATTTTGTATATCAGTAACCAATTCAGGGTAAGCAAATTGTTTATAAGAAACTCCTCCCATTAATTTATAATTTTTACCAAATAACATATTTTCAGGGACATCTCCTCTATTCAATTCCATTAAAATATCGCATTTTTGTTCTACATTATCTTGATATTCTACAATTAAAAGATCATTATTAGAAAATGTTATTTTCCTAGATATATCCTTTCCATATATTCTTTTACCGATAGGCATGTCAAGAATAGTTGTTACTACTATATCTATTTTATTATTTATGAAAACATCTAAAGGAGTTAATTTATCTATTTCCCAATCCGATTCATTTAGATCATTGCTTTGCATTAATTCTATCCAATCGGTACTATCTTTATTTGTTTCTTTAACTGAATTAGCTAATTCTTCCATAGTTCTGAATCCTCCTACAGAAGAAGAAACTTGTATATAAGGTTGATATCCCTTTTTACTTAATGATGTTTTTAAAAATTTAGGAAGCTTATTTATTTTTTCAATAGTATTATTCAAATCATCAATGTAATCCATCAACTCCCAATAACCGCAATTAGAAAATTTATTTGAAAAGTTTTTGAATTGAGCTAAAACATTTTTACAATCTGATGTTAAAGTGGATAATGATTTAAGATGAGTATTATCAATAGTTTCAGTTGATCCAGAAAAATAATTATATATAGCGGGATAAGAATTAAGCATAAAATCTTTATATCTAGTCAAAAAATCGACTAGAGGATATTTAGTTACTTTTACAAATTCTATAATTATTGTTTCCATCTTTGATATTTATAAAGTACCTGAAATTATAGGAAGTCCGCCCGTCGCTCTTGAAACATCATTTAACAAACTATTAATGCTTTTAGCTATAGCTCCAGAAGCAACTTTACTTAAAAAACTTTTATCAGAATCTTGAACTTTAACAGCAGAAGAAGGAGCTACGGCTTTCATCTCTAAACTATAATACCAGATCATATTGTTTTCTATACTTTGAGAAAATGCGCTTTGTAAAACTTCTACTACATAATGAGTATTTAGAGCATAATTGTTAAACAACAACAAACAGGGATTACCTTTATCATCTAATTCAAAAGATTTATCTACCATAGATTTTAACATCTTAGTTAATCCATAACCTGTTTTTATTAAAACATCTGAACCTGATAAACTAAATCCCAGATTACCTCCGAAAAAGGGAATCTTAGAAACATTTTCAGCTTCTTTCATACCCGTTAATAAACGTATTTTCCTTCCAAAAGTTCCTTGCAATGAAATATCTCTTGGAGAAAATGTACTATTAAATAATGTTAAAATACCTTTATTGGTTTTTGTTATAGAAGCTATTTGAGTTTTAGTTTCCATAATATTATTAGGCATAACCGCAAAAGTCATAAAGCCCTTTGTATTTCCAGAACTATCTAATAGTTCAAGAGAACACATGTAATATTCGAAATTATCTGGGGCTAATGAATGTAAGGCGGCTCTGCCGATTGTATCGACTGCTGACCTAACATTTTCTGCCACAGAATTAACTGTGCTACCAGCTATATTACCAGCTTGATTTAAAAATGACATATTTTTATTATTTTACAACTTTATAACTGAATATTTTACACGGGTATGGCATTTACTATTTGTTTAGTTGTTGTTAAAGTTTTTACTAAAGACATTACCGAATCAGGAACTTGAAATAATATTTTTATTGCGGCAGATAATAAATTTACTAAAAAATTACCAATATTTTTAAGCATGGCTAATAATGTATTTTTCTTTTGTTTATTTTCTATTAAAGAATATACAGGGTTTGCCGTTGAAGTCGCTGCACCTACTGTTATAACGGATGGTATTGCATTAGAAGCTATAGTAGCGGCAGCTGATTCTGAGACGAATGAAAGTCCATCTTTAGCTGAAATGAAATTACTTTTTATTATGTTTATATTTTGTTCTATTTCTTCGCCTGATTTATCTTTATAATATTTAACAAGTTGCTCTTTCTTATTATTTCTTTCTTCATCCGTTAAAGAATCTTCTAATTGATCTTTATAATTATTTTCCACCATATTATCCACTATGGGATCAAATTCTAATCCTGGGATGGAAACACTACCATCGCTATTTATTAAATCGTCCAAAGACGATTTCATTTCTTTAATTGTTGCCATAATTATTCTATTTTTGATATTTTAGATAATATATCGTCAACCCTGTCAGATATTGATAAAAAAGAAGCTGAATTAATGGGAGTTCCGCTTGTTCCTAATGGTGTTGCAACTGTAATTTTTTCTATGGCGGATAAAATATCTTTCAAAAGATTCGCTAATGTATTACCCAAAACCATATCTTCTTTCCCCGAACTATGAATTATTTTATTAGATACAATATTAATTTTATCTTCATTCATTTTAAGAAAAGAAAGCGTTTCCCCATTTTTTGAAATTGAAACATTAACTTCTCCGCTAGATTCGACGTTTACAGTATTGTCAGATTTTATATTTAATTCATTATCGCAACTTAAATTGAATACAGAATCTTTATTTTTAGAACTAAGTTTTATATTTAAATTAGCGGGGTTTATATCATCTCCTATTATATTTATTTGATACGTAGCAGAATTTCCATCAAGAAATATTTCTACATTTTTTTCATTTGTTCCATATCTTTCTCTGTTTTGTTGTTCATCCATTTGATAATAGTCTTCTTGTTTTCTTAACAATGCTATTACAACTGGCAATTGAGAAATAGAATCTCGTATCCAAACAACTGCGCTTCCTCTTTCGTCATAATTTATAGGAAATATTATCTTCTTCATGACATTAATGTCAGTTTTTACATTAGGAAATAAACCATATCCCAATCCTCCATTTATTGTTAATGTATTAGTTCTATAGCAGTCACGAATATAATCTTTTCTATCTTGATCATCTGGTATTATTACAAAACCAACCCCTGCGCTACCTACACCAGTATCTACATTTTGTATACCAATATTATTTCCCATGAGTTATTTTTTTAGCAGTTACAGTTACTCCTTTTATTTCTACCGCTCCATTTACAATATTACCTGTAAAAGATTTGTTTATACTTTCCCAATATACTTGTTGCTTAGACATAAAAAAAGCAAAGCTATCAGAGTTTACCTTCCATTTTTGTATTATTTCATTGAAGTCCGTAAAATTCATTAACTCCTTTCGTTTATCAAAATCTCCAAAATCAATAATATTAAAATAACTAATATTTTTGCCATTGATTACCTTGCCATCTATATAATCAGGATATATGCCATGAGAAACTAATAAAGTTGTAGTTCTATTTACACTATTCATTTCGATAGAAAATTCATTAGTTACACTATCTACATGAAATACTTCTCCAGACGGAATTGATATCAAAGTACCTCTTTTAATTCTTCTATCGCCGTTTATTTTTATTATTCCTTTTCTAGTAAAAGGATTATAAGCATTGCTTTCAATTAAATATTTGAAATCTGACGCAACATTTGATATTATTCTTTTAGAATTATTATTGTTTTCATTTTTATCATTATTATATGCTCCAGAAAACATAAAATTATAATAAACACTTTCTATGCACAAAGGTTTGCTTCCGTATAAAGAAGCAAATTCAGGAAAGAAAACGGCTGGAACATATAAATTTGTATTTCTTTCTAACAATATATCATTTTGAGGCATATATTGGTACCAAGAGTAAACGTCATCATCATTCCATTTAAGTTCTGTATATAAAATATCTTCAGAATCAATATCTATCCTTGTCAATTCAAGCATTCTTTTAAAACCTTCTTTATCAAATGGAGGTCTTCGAACTATAAAATAATATTGATTTTTGTAAGTGTCTCCCATAAATTCAACAAATGGCTCTTGACAAACTTTCCTAAAAAAATTCAATAAGGAACCTGTTTGAGTAGAGATAGAAGAATCAGTAACTTGTTTGTTTTCTACTGAAGAATCTATTAATATTTTTACTATTTGCCAAATACCTGGAGCTAATTCTGTAGTAGTCTTAGAATTATCAGTTTTATCTACAAAAAAAGTCTCCGTGGCGTCATCCGTTACTAAATTATCATTTAAACTTACGTCTTTAGTAGATTTATGAGATTTTGATATTACAGTTGTTGTAGGCATTTCAGAATTAGCGGGAATAGAACCCGCTAGAGAAAATCTTTCATAACCTAATTTAGCTTGTAATACTTTATTACCTTTATATATTAATTTATGCTTTGCTAAAAAATACTTTTTGGGATCATGATTATTTGTAAAAGAGCCTTGCATATTTATTTGTATATGACAATGTGCCCCTGTAGAACTTCCTCTGTTAACATCTCCTGCTGAACCACCCGTTTCTCCTATATAATCTCCCGCATAAATATATCCTCCTGATCTCCATTTACTAGAAATAGAATGCATGTGCATGAAACAAATATCTACGAATCTATTATCATCAGATGATTTGACTCTCATTAAAAAATAAAGTCCCGCTCTCTTTTGCCATTTTATTTTAGCGTTATAACCATCGCATGGGGCATATAATTTTGTCCCTGAAGGAACTTTAACATCTATTCCTCCATGCCAACCTCTACTTCTCCAACCGTAATTGGATGAAATAAATAAGGTACTTAACCCTCCAATGAAACCTTCTTTAAATGTTTTAAAAACAGACATTTTTTATTTACTTTTCAAATCGTTAAAACTTGTTCTATCTTTACCCCAAGAATCAAATACGTAATCTGGGATAACTTCTATATTAGCGAGTTTGGAAATGACTCCTTTTAAAATGTAATCTATATTTTGATTAACTTTATTTTTAAATATATCTATTTCTCCCGTTATATATCTCAATCTTTTCAGAGGATTGTTGTAAGAATTATTCAAATAATCGACGTCTCTTATATCTCCGTGCTTCCCAGACATATTTGAAAATACATTTTGAGATTCGGAAGATATTGAAGGATTAAAAAAGAACGAACCGTCATCAATTAATAATTTCATTAAATCTCTTCCCTGTATTTCTACATGAGAAGTACAAGTTTGAGCGTCCGTTACTACTTTAACTTCATCAACTAAACCTATCATGTCATAAACTCCACTTGCTATATTAGTATTTATGTCAAAATTGTCATCGTCCGAATTTTGTAATTTTTCGCTTCTATTAGTTTCCATCTGTAATTTCTCAAAAGAAATAAAAATTAAATCGTTTGATGATATTAACCAATTGAAATAATTATTATTTCCAGAAGCTCCAAAGTCATTTTTTGAATAAAATTGATTATTATCAAAATTTTTCATAAAACTATTTTTAGTAGCTCTACCAAATTGTCCTGTAACATCATTATCGCTATTTTTCAATATCAAGTTAGAAGCTGATTCGGCACTAACCATAGGAAGTTTTATTGTAAAATTTCCTCCATTTTTATCAACATTTGTCGTCAAAGAAACTATAAATCTGCTTAAATTAGAAAATTCAGAATATTCCTTTGGAGATATTTTATTTTTCTTTCCCCCTCCTGTGAAATATAAACTTTTGAACCACCCGAAAACAAAACAATCCGTATCTCTCTTAGTGAAATAATCAGAAACATAACCTTCGTTTTGAAGCAATTGTTGTATGGCGTCAAAAGCAAAAGAATAAAAGTCAGCGGTGTTAGTTTGTAGGTTAGTTTGATTAATAGCTACTTCAGCACTTACTTTATTGGGATTGACTTTTAAGTTACAAGGAACGGGCAAATACATATCTACTCTTAAATCTGAAAAAACTTTTGGCCAAGAACCGAATTGAGTTTTAAAATTTTGTTTATCACTTAGATTCATTTGAGTGAATATGAATTTCTCATTATCACTAAATAATTCTTTGGGAGTTATACCATAAATATATTCTTTTGACATAAATTCTTCAATGGTATTTTTTTCTCTACTATAAAGCAATATATAGTTATTGTTATCTTCCATTATTTTTTACCTCCACTTTTTACAGTATTTGTTGAAGGAGTTGAAGAAGAAAATGGATTTATTTTATCTACTATAACATGAAATACTCCCTCTCCATTAGCTACTTTATTTACAATATCTAACATTTCTCCCAAAACTGAATCTTGTAATTTATTAGCTCCGCTTCCCATCGCATGAAAGGTTTTGTTTATAGCTCCCTTCTCATATGCTGTATATTCTGATGTAGAAAGTTCTGCCCCTTCTCTTGATAATTCATCTGGATTACCTCTTCTTAATATTCCTCTTCCAAGTGATCTATTTTGTCTAACATAAGCGTCCCTTCTGTCAGGAGTTATGTTTGGCCAAATCGCCTTAAAAGCGTAATATCCCATAGTCGTATCAGTACCGCCATACATATTTTTTATTCGAGCAATAACAGATGACATTATTTTACCTTCATTTTTGGGGTCTTGAATAGCTCTATCTATCAAATCTGATCTTCCTTTTAATTTCGGGAACATATCTGATATTGTTCCGAAAATTAAAGCTCTCATCCTATCGTTCATAGGATTTTGTATACTGTTTTGTATTTGTTGTATATCTCCGCCCGTTCTTGTATCTTGCGTTATTCCTCTAATTGAAGAAAAAGCTGACAACTCTCTATTAGCAACATCATAATTAGGCTTATCTGTTCTAGTAAAAAAAGAGTTCATCAATTGCTGTTGTATATCATATTTCTCTTGAACTCTTGTAAAATCAGATTGAGATATTCCCGACCCTCTTACTGATGAAAGCGTAGATACCAAATCGGCTAATGCGTTGGAAGTATTTCTTCCGTAACGGTCATATTTATCTCCTTTCGTCATTGAACCTTCATCAAGTCCTAAGTCTCTTTCCATACCGACTTGACGAAGAGTTTCGTTGAACCAATCATTGGAAGTTCCTCTGGCTTTGGAACGCTTAAAGGCTTCTTGAGCAAAATCTCCTTCATAAAAACCGTAATCAGCTACAGTTTTACCTCCATATTTAGAATCATTAACAGTGTCCCAAGCTTTGTATCTGGCATCTGCTCCTCTAGCTCCTCCTACGGTTGAACGCAATGATCCTAGCTGAGAAAAGTCTTCTGAAGCTCCGAATATATTATGAGCTAAATTTAACGCTTCCTGAGCGATTTGAAAACCTAATATCGCTTTTTGATTACCAGATGCTACTGCTAATGAAGTAACACTTCCTAAAATATTACCTTGTCCTAACGCTCCGATAGCTCCAACAACTCCTTGTCCTATCTGTAACCCCTTTAACCTTCGATTAGTTTCATTGGGATCAACTTGATTAGTTACCCTTCTTAATTTCTTATCAATTTCATCAATTTGTTTCTGAGATTCTGAAGCCTCTTCTTCTGTTGAAGCCCCCTCTCTTTTTTTAATAAGTTCAGCTCTTTCGTTTCTAAGATTACCTAAAAAAGATTCATTTGCTTGATTAGACTTTCTATTAAAATATTGAGTTAACTCTTTTACCGCATTTGTTAACTCTTCTTCAGATTGACTCTTTGTTTTTTTCTCTTCATCATTTATTTGATTCTCTTCTTTATCATATTTTTGTCCAATTTTTTTGTATTCCCCTTCTCGGTTTTTTTCAAGTTGATCTTCAAGAGTTTTTCTGTAAAGAGGGTCATTAGCTCTAACCCCAAGATTTGCTACCCCTTCTTTCCTTTTTTCTTCTGTATTTTTATCTATCTCATCATATTCAGCAGACATACGTTTTTGCATATCTAACCTTCTGGAATTGTATCGTTCAGTTACTCTATCATCAATCTTTGTAGCTTCTTGATTCCTTATCGCTTCTATGGCTTCTTTTGTAGATGTAGCTCTTTGAGAGTTCAATTCATCTCTTATTTCATCAATCAATCTGTCAGAGGGAAGAACAGGACTTGGTCTTGAAGACGGTTCACTGCTTCCTTCAGTAGAACCCCCCGTGGGACTTCTCGAAACATCTTCAAGTTCATTTCTTAATTGAGAAGCATTTCCGCGAATGTTTACCGTTACATCTGCCATATTGTTATTTATTGAATTGGGTTAAATCAAGATTATTGTAATCACTATCAATTTCTTCTTTCGTTAATTTTACTATCTTGTCTTTATTCTCGTCAATTAATCCAAGATTTTCATTTTCAATTTCGTCCTCTTCTTTTTCATCTTCTGAAAAAGATTCTGATATTAAAAAATCTTCTTGATATTCTATTAACATATCAAGAAAATTCATTTCTCGGTGCTTAGACGAACCGAATGGGACATTATATTTTTTTCTCCACCAAAAATCTATAGTAAATCGGTGCCAATCAAAAATGAAGTTATTTACTTCCTTCTTGAGTGTCGTTTTCTTGATCAATATTGTCTCCGCCATTTTTGCTAGCTGAATAAAGTTGTTCCGTTATTTCGTCATACCAAGGTTTTATTTCTTTTAAATATGATTCAACAATATCTTTTATTTCATCAATTTGTAAATTTGTATAATTTTTTATATCAAAAAATTTATTAACCGAAGGAACGCAAATTTGAAAAAATGCTATTGCGTCAACAAGGTCTAAGGCTCTATACATAGTTTTTACACCAGACGCCGACATAGTTCCGTATCTATTACTAGTAAGGGCTTGTTTCAAAGATTCTTGATCAATTATCTGACCTACAGATGGAAATTTAGCTATAAAGCTCTTTTCTCCAATTTTGAAACTAATTTCTCTTTTAATTTCGTTCATTTTACAATTTTTTTTAAATGTTTTTTTACAATAAAAAAGGTACCATATTTTCATATAGTACCTTCCTTATAACTGTAACTTTTTATATAATACTATTGTATAAAATTGGTTCCAAATACTCAAATTCAGTATCTCTACCAGATATTTGTCCCTCTTGTATATCAAAGCCTTCTCTTGTCATAAATGCTCCATTTGTCTTGGCAAAAGTTTCGTATTTAGTTTTGACTAAACCCGTTTCAGAATCTATATTACCATCCTTAACCTTTCGAAGTATTGATATTTCAAGTCCATCTTCTTGTAAAAGAATTGCATTCTGCCACTCTTCTACTGTAGCCGCATTTCTGAAAGCTCCCTTTTTTAGCTTATTGGCCAAAAGATTAAAATTTATAGTATAAGACGAACAGGTTAATGACCCTGTCCATTCTAATGCTGGTAACTCCTCTGGGTTTAAACGACCAACTCCCGTTACTCTTCCGCGTCTAACGTTTTCAGTAATACGTAAGTTTTTCATTTTACCGACAGTTACCGAATCTATTTGTATGATTGCTAAAGGAGCACTCATTACTTTTTGTCCTGTCATAATTTTTTAATTTTTTAATTGTTAAGCCGAAACTGAAAAATCTAATATATTACCAAGGAAGAACGTTTTATTTACAGGAACGTTTGGTACAAAATCGTAGGTTATAAAATAGTCACTATTTTTAGCAACTACTTTAACATTTTTCCAACTTATAAGAAGATTATCATTTCCCGTAGCCGCTACCAAAGAAGCAAGTTTTGTTTCAGTGAAATTTTTAACTGATTCAGGAGATGCTTGAGCCGCAGTTTGTCCCGTAAATCTAGTTTGACCATCCAATATCAACTCCTTATTTAATTGAGCTTTTATTAATTCAACTGATAGTTCAAAAGATTGTCCATCGTCGGCAATAGTCTTCTTATTATTTAATAGAGTTGTTATTCCTTGATTGACGCAATAATAACCAGATACATTTCTCACATGCATAATACCAGCTTGCAAAGCTTGTTCTCTTTCCTTTTGTTTAAGATCATAAGCAAAACTTTGATACCCAACTCTTTTAAATGTTAGAGGAGTTTGAGCAGCCGAACCTGCATTCAATCCTATTATCGCAGCGGCTAAATATATTGGATCTAATTGCTTTGTGCCATTTTGATCATTTCTAGTAACTTCTGGAGCGCCATGAACAGTTACCACTTGACTTGAATTGAAAAACTTAGCAATTGACTCACTAGTATTAGCATCACCAAACAGGTCATCATCATCCTTTCCTCCTGGAACAAACATAAATTCACTAAATTTAGCCGTTTGTTTTAAAAAGGTAAATAATTTAGCATTTGTTGCAGCATCCACTCCCTTACCCGCGTCGGCATTAAGGTTATTGCACAAGAAGAAAGAAATATCTAATTCAGTAATAGCTTCCAAAACATCAGCATATTCTGTATCACTTAGAAATGCGGTTGTTCCTCCCGTTGCTAAAGTTTGATCTAGGGCAGTTAACAAAGTACTTCCTACTCCCGTTTCGCTTACAACAAAATTAGATAACATATATTTATTAGTACTTGCCCACGAATAAAGACTGTCTAATGTAGTACAATCAGGAGATTCGGCTAATAAATTAGGAAGCGCGTCAGACAAAGAATAAGCTCCGAAGGATTCACCAGCACTATCTGTTCCAGCAAAAGAACCTCTATACACTTGTAATTTGAAAGTATTAGTGACGCTGCCGGCAATTATTTTAGCGGAATAACCAGCCTTAAGAATACCAGAAACGGCTACTCCATTACCAACTACTCCTTCATTTTTACATTTTAAAACTAAAGCGTTTCCTACAGAAAGAGTTAATGTTATTTTTGCGCTTGTAGTAGTCGCAGCCCTAACATAATACAATTTAGGAGCACCCGCCGAACCAGAAATGGGAGTAAATATTTTTTGAGCTATATCTCCAACCAATCCTCCTCCTATAAAGGTCAAAAAATCTTCATAACTTTGAAACTCATAAACCGATTTAAGCCCCTTATTAAGTTCTCCATGAACTCCTGAACCTCCAGAAAATTCATACGAACCGTTCGTGCTTAAACCAGTATCAATAATCATAACGTTACCGAATTGGGCATCGTTTGATACTGACGTAGGATTATAAACGGTCGCAGCATATGATCCTGGTTCAATGTAGTTCTTTCCTTGAAAATTCACAACTGTTGCCATAATCTTTATTTTTATTGAATATAATTTATTATCATTTTATATCTATACTTGATTCTGAGAAGTATCATCATTATAATCTATCGCCTTAATAATAAAATAGAATTTTTTAGCGACTTCATTTTTTACTAGTTGGGGAACATTATGTTCATAGGTAAAAGAAAGATTAATAACTTTATGAAAAAGAGGAACGGGAATTAAATTGTCTTGCATTATAATATCATTTCCTGACAGAGATGGAAGACGTATTCCCATTATCTCTAAATGCTCTGTGAGCATTAGAATCATACTCTTTATTATATTGTATACTATATTTACTTCAGACGAATTATTACTTGTAATCATTATTTGATATGTGCAATCATAAGTCTGAGTGAAATAATTTTCAGTTCCAATTTTTATCCCATTAGAATCTAAAATATCTTTTTCAATATATCCTTCGTCTTGTCCTATACTCGACTTCCCCTGCTCAGAAGGCAATAATATATGCATTGAAATACTTTGAGCAACCTTTTGATTATAACCAAAATTTATTGACAAATTATCTGGTTTAGAAACCATTTTTTTAGCTTGCTTAAAATATTCGTATAAATTCATTTTTATCGAATTACCTTCTTCATCTACACCTAATATTTTATATAAAATAGTAGCTTTATCATTTGATATATTTTCAACTAAATCATTTCTCAATAATTTAACTATTGAATCTAAGGTATTGTAAATAACAATTTCTGGTAATAATATTCCACTCATAATACTGTATCTAAATAATTTGTAACTTCATTACTAACTATCGTATCTACATCTGTTTCGTTTATTGCTTCTTCAACTAAATGATACGCTTTTATTCCTCTATGTATCCAACTCAATGGACTTGAATTAGCTCCCGCTCTTCTGAAAGAGCCATATGTATTTTGAGAAGTCTTATTATATTGAGCTTTATTTTTCATAACTCCTTCATAAACAGAATTTTTATGTTGATAAGAATCATATAAAAGAGAACCCGTTTCATTTAAAATAGTCTCTCTTGATTTTGGTACTTCATATGGAGAAGGTATTTCAGAAGAAGGCAATCCTTTACCCGCGTCTCTTTTTAACATAATGTCATAAACTTCTTGGGGCATTATTCCTGAAAAACCAGCTTGGCCTAAAGCATTAGGAGTTCCAACACGAAATGGTATTGTAAGATACCAATCTCCTCCTTTTTTTACCATCTCTCCTTTTTTGTTATAAACAGGAATAGTAAATTTTACCTTTGAAGATTTTCTGAACCCCTCCTTTATATCGAACGGGGAAGCTCCTTGTTCAATCATATTAGGTAATACTCCCGTCAATACAATTTGTTTATTAAATCTTCCTTTATCTACTGTAATGAGATTCGATATATATTCTTTAGCCGTTGAATTAAGTTTTTGTTTTGCAAGAGCTTCCCAATTAGAATAAATAGAAGCCGTAACCGCATTAACGCAAGTTTCTGTTAATAAATCAATTGAATCGGCAGCTAAACCGAATTGATCTTGTAGTCCAGATAAATCTATTGTTATGGGTTTCATTTTGTTATTGAATTTTCAAATCTATCTTCACCAAACTTTTGAGCATCAAATATATAATGCGCCTTCCTTGCTAATACGTTTATAGGCATGTCCTTTAACTCTTCATCTGTAAATGTACAAGTTCTTTCTCTTACCTTCATAAGCTCTCTATTTGCGTCTATGACATGGTAAACGGGATAATGAGCGTATCTTATAGAAATGCTGATGGGTATTTCAGATTTATCTTTTATATTAGGATCATTGATGTTTATTAAGTCTTGAATACCCAAGTCAAATTCTATCCTATTGCCATTTATTTTAAAATCTTTTTCTTCAACGGGTACCAATTTAGAATCGTCAGATGAAAATAAATAAATATTTGTTATAAATAATGGTTCATATACAGGATATGCTAAAATTTGTCCTTGAAAATATATAGGATTCAATATTTCAGAATAATAAGATTCGAGTTGAGTCAATATTATTCTATCCATAAAACCTGGTTTAACATCTCCTCTCGTAGTTATCGAAGCAGTTCCTTGATTAACTTCGCTAAAATCTTGATAACGCTTTTTGTTATCCATATGTTGAGCAATAACCCTTGTTTCAGTTCTATCTACGAAAAACCAACCTCTACCAGAACAATTTTTACAAGTAGAAAGAGCTTGACCTGTAGTT